ATACAAACAAAACCTGAATTTATAGAAAAAGTAAAAAAATGGGTTGTTATGGATAGTCAACTTAAAATTGTTAATGAAAAAACAAAACAATTACGTGAAATGAAGTCACAATTAAATCATCAAATATGCGACTTTATGAACAATCATAATTTGGCAAAAAATAAAATTACCATTAGTGACGGTGAATTACGTCTACATGAAAAAAAAGAATATTCTACAATTACATTTGGGTATATTCAACGTTGTTTAGCTGATTTAATTAAAGATGATACACAGGTTGAGTTTATTATACAATATTTAAAAGATAATCGTGAAGTTACTACAAGTAGTGATATAAAACGTACTTATAAAAAATCTTGCGATGTATAATACCGAAAAAAAATATCAATCTATTATAATATATAAAATGCAATTCTATGATTCATTTGCAAAAGAGATAATATATAGCAACCAATTCGCGAATCCTATATCTGGTATTCCATTAAACACGTGCATACATAATGAAAAAAAAAATAACGATTTAATGTTTGGAGGTGACGGTTTAGATATTGAACCAACTGATGAATTAAAACGGTTTGAAGGTCTTGTTGTACCCACTGGATTATATATAGGCAATAATGCAGATAATAATTCCAGAGTTTTTAGAAAAACTGAATCAAAAGTTTTACCAGATGATTTGTTTCAAAAAATATTTGAAAAAGTTACCAAACCATTAAAGTACAATAGACGAACTACTATGAAAAAAAGAAAGTAATAAACAGTTGTATCATGCTACGTATTATATATTTTATTAAAAATATATAATTTATCTATATCTACGGGTTGACCTACGTTTTTTATGATGACGTTTCTTTTTACGTGTGTGTTTTTTTCTGCCACCACCCTTTTTTTCTTCAAGTTCTTCTTCTTCAAATAATTTTTTAAACTGTTTTAATGCCTCTTCATTATTATTTGTTTCTTCTTCTTCTTCTTCTGTTTTTGGTGAAGGCACCTTATTTAAATCTATTATTTCCTTTACAGAATTATCAGTCAATCCTTTCAATGATTCATTTATTCCAACAATATCTTTTAATTTATTTATATGAATAGATAATTCAACAGTAGTTAATGGTAACTTTTCACTATTTAACAAATCATTATAATGATTATATACAAACAGCTCTAATATTAATCGTAAATAATTGGGTAATATCTGTTCGGGTGCAGGTGCGGTACTAATAATGTTTTGATATACCTCTATTGTCGGTTTAATTAAAGCTATTCGTTTTTCAATACAGTGTTTTGTTGTTTCTTTTGCAATACTACCGAAAAGTTCTTGTTTATTTATAATTAATTTATTTTTTATTGATATAAACATAGTATCTATTATTTTTGTCTTTAATAACTCTGCAGTATTAGAATCACATTTTAATAATTTTATAAAGTGGCTTGTATAATGTTTTAAAATTGTTTTTGCGTCACCATCTTCTATTTCATATTTTTTGGTATTTTTCAGGGCTGCAACATTTGCATCACCGTCTGGAACACTTGCAGCACCACTTGCAAGACTACCTACACCACTTGCAGCACCACTTGCAAGACTACCTACACCACTTGCAACACTACCTACACCACTTGCAGCACCACTTGCAACACTACCTACACCACTTGCAGCACCACTTGCAACACTACCTACACCTTTTGCTAAGATAACATTAGGGTTATTTTCCAAGGCTGTTGTAGCAAGATTACCTGCAGTATTTGTAAGACTACTGGATGTTTCATTAGAATCTTCATGTTTACAATTATTTTTCTCATTAAATTCTTTTTCCAAGCTTTCCATATCTTTACCAAATGCTTTTAATAATTGGTCTTTTCCTTCACCAGTATTCTTATCATAACTGGTTATAAGTGTTTGTTGATCCTCTTTAATTGATATTTCTTTACGTGATTCTTCTTGTTTTGTTTTAAACTGTTTAATTTCATCATCTTTATTATTTCCAATTAGTTTTTTGTCGAATAGTTTGATGGAATTATTATGAACTTGAATCTCCATAGGCAACAGTTTATTATAGTGGTCAAGATTGTCTTTTGTTAAAAATTTATCTTGCTCGGTTTGAACATATTTTGCTGTATTATCGGGTGTACAATTATTACCAAACAAGTTACCACCGCCACCTTGCGTGAGTTTTGGCAAGGTAGGAACATAATGTAATAAATGATGTGAGATTTCAGTTTCATCGCCACTAATAAATTCTCGTATAAGTTTTTCGGTTTCGCTTGTCATATAATCAACAAGTTTAACCGTATCTTCTGCATCATCATCATTACAAGAGTTTAAACCCCCATCCGTACTTAATCGCTGGCATATTGCATTCATAATTTCCTTTATCTCTTGAGGCATTTTGTCCTTTAATTCTGTTTCCCATTCGTCGTTTACATCATCTGTTTGTTGATTGAGACACAATTGTTTTAGTTCATCACCTTCGGGAGGCATTGCACCCATTCCAAGCATTGCACCCATTCCAGGCATTGGAGGTATTGGAAGATTATTCATAATAATATCTATGCGTTTGTATTATCAATACAAAAAAATTGATTAAATATATATAATATAATTAGTATAAATATATCAATGACTTCTACAACAATCCGTAAATTGCGCATAATAGGGTCAGTTCCAATAATAGTTCAATCAACGCCAAATATAAATGAAAAACGTCATATAAATGCAAAAACAAAGAAGAAGAAAACAGAAATATCATATCGTGAAAAAGCAAAATTATGGGATATATATGATTTAGACAAGAGTGGAAATAATTCTTCGCCAGCAAATGATGTTGAATGTGTATATACAACGCCTAAAGATAACGATTTGTGTATGAGTTGCTCATTCCCATTAATGATAATGGATGATGGATTTCCAACATGTACAAACGATACGTGTGGTATTATTTATAAAGAAGTTTTAGACTATTCACCCGAATGGCGTTTTTATGGTGCAGATGATAAAAATTCAACAGATCCAACCCGTTGTGGAAATCCAATAAATCCGTTGTTGGTACAATCATCGTTTGGGTGTAAAGTGCTATCATCACATACGTCATCATATGAAATGAAAAAGATTCGTAAATGGACAGAATGGCAATCCATGCCACATAAAGAAAAATCGTTGTACGATGAGTTTCAATTCATAACAGTAATGGCACAAAATGCAGGAATTCCCAAAATATTCATAGATAATGCGATGACCATACATAAAGATATATCAGAACAAAAGATGTTTCGCGGATTAAATCGTGATGGTATAAAGGCAGCATCATTGTACATATCATGTAGATTAAATGGATGCCCTCGTACATCCCATGAAATAGCACAAATCTTTAAATTAGATAAGACAAGTGCAACAACAGGGTGTTCAATGGCTGTGAATATTCTACATAATATTGAACGAGATTTAGACCCATCAAAGCAAACCATGTTGAAAATTACACTACCAAGTTCATTTATAGAAAGATATTGTAGCAGATTAAATTTCAATCCAGAACAAATAATGTTAGCCAAATTTGTAACACATAAAATTGAACAGTTACAAATAATAACCGATAATATTCCCCATGCAATCGCGGCAGGAATAGTATATTTTGTAGCGATTAATTGTGACAATTCATCCTCAAAGAAAGATATAAAGCAAATCTCTGGAGTAAGTGAAGTAACTATAAATAAGTGTTTTAAGAAATTGGAAACATTTAAGGATAAGTTAATACCAGAAGTAATACTGAAGAAGTATCAAAAATAAAAACAATAATAAGATTGGTGTAAATATATAATAAAAAGTCAACAGATATTATATATTTAATGGACGAAGAGAATATAAAACTGGAAATAAAACCAGCTGAAACTACAATACATATTCCAAAATTAATATTTATTATACCGTATCGTGATAGGGAACAACAAAAACATTTTTTTATGCGTCAAATGAAATATGTATTAGAAAATATAAAAAAAGAAGATTATGAAATATACTTTGCACATCAGTGTGATAGTCGTGATTTCAATCGCGGAGGGATGAAAAACATAGGTTTTATTGCAATGAAAGAAAAATATCCAAACGATTATAAAAAAATAACATTTGTGTTTAATGATGTAGATACAATGCCATATACAAAGAATTTCTTAAATTATGATACAACACACGGTATTGTGAAACATTTTTATGGATATAAATTTACATTAGGTGGTATTGTATCAATAAAAGGTGATGATTATGAAAAAACAAATGGATTTCCAAATTTATGGGCATGGGGGTTTGAAGATAATATGTTTCAAGACCGCGTGAACGCTTGTGGATTACACATAGATAGGTCTGTATTTTATCCGATTATGGATAAAAATATATTACAATTAACTGATGGATTACATAAGATAGTAAATCGTGGAGAACATGATAAAGTTGTTATTCAAAAAACAAGAGATGGAGTAAATACAATCACTGAGATAAAATATGAATTTGATGAAGAAAATAACTATATTAACATAACTGAGTTTAAATCATTAACAGAACCAAATAGCAAAAATAATACAGTTCATGACCTAAGAAAAGGTAATACAGTATTTAAAAAAAGACGTGGTAAAATATCTATGTTTGTATAATTAAGGAAGACAGGTCCCTCCAAATAATTTGTAAGTTAATCCACATTCATCCTTTGTTTCCCAAACACCTGATATTTTTACACAAAAAGAATTCGGTGTTTTACTGGATGATAAGTGGTTTTCTTTATATACTTTCATAAAACCAGATGCAAGTTGCTTAGATAATAGAAGAACTTTATTAAGTTGTTTTTGTTTCGTTAAAATATAATTTTCTAATATCTTCAACTCTATTTTTGAGAATTCTTTTATGGTTGAAATATTAGACGTAGTATGAGGAAAGAATTTAATTTGCGTTTTATCGGAAATAACTTCTATTTTAGTGAGTTCAACAGGAAATTCCAGATAAATTCCGTTCATAGTCATATGTGGTAAAATATAAGATAATTTGGTAAAATCGCCAGACATAATAGTATTATTTTTAGTATCTAACCATGACACAGAATCAGTCATAAATTGAGATGTATATAAGTTGACGTTCATTATATTTAATATAGTAACCCCATTATTTTTATTAGGGTTTAATAGAAATATTAATTCTATCGGTATATAGTATATTTATGTCTGCCCTATTAAGTTTAAATCCTATACCTCTTATTTCTTGGAAAGGAAATACATTTAATCAAATTAGTTCTTCTATACAAAAAAATGGACAAATAACGAATGGTGAAAATATATTTTTGAAAACAAAACCTTTAAAACACTATAGACGTGAAATAGCGAGTATTGATAATTCAAGCTGCGGTTCAAAATCCTCAATAAAGATTGACATAGTAAATCGTCCAAGTGGGACAATAATGAATTCTACAGCCACAAATATAGGTGGTTTAGAGAATTTAATAGACATAACTTTACCAAATAATACGTGTGAAACATACGAAAATTGTAGTGTAGTATTATCTCCTGCAGAAAATGCACGAAACCGTGTTCGTAGCAGTGGGATGATAAAACGAAAATTTATGGATGGTACACTAAATGATAGATATTACACAACTTCATCCCAATATTTATCAAGTCGTAACCGCACATTCGCTCAAAACCAATATAATTATATAAGACAAGGTGATTCTACGGCAAAACCAGGTACAAGTTTAGCATCTGCTAATGTATATACAGCACAAGGTCTCAACCAATGCCAAAAATATCAGGTAGTAGAAGGTGCTGAATTCAAATATAAATGGATAGTAGATAATACTGAGTATGATGTAGCAATACCTGCTGGGTATTATGCATTAGAAGATATAAATCGTATATTTAAACAAGTAATGTTTACAAATTTACATTATTTAATCAAAGACCAAACAGGTAATACAGATGAATATTATAGTTCTAATATCTCATATGCAATGCAATTTGCATATAATAATAATAGTAAACAAATTGAATTGCAATCCTATCGTATAGATGAGGATGTTTTTCCATCAGCCAGTTATACAATACCAGGTACAGCTACTTGGACAATGCCCGAAACAGCGGGAATATATCCCCAATTTATCATACAAGATAATGTATTTAAAAATGCAGTAGGATTTACACCTGCTACTTATCCTGCTGATAATACAACAAGTGCTGAACCATATAAAGTATCTACATCAAACACTACGCCAGGTATTAAACCATTATATGTAAAATTATACTACAAACCAAACAATCCCCAATTTGCTCAACAAGGAGGTGTATCTGCGAGTGATTTAATTACACGAAAAAAATATAATTCTATCACTAATTCAACAGCTGCCTACCGTAACGCGGCAGGTTTAGGTTCATCTGTAGCAAATGCACTTGCATATGGTGTACCTTCACCTGGTTATACGGTAAAGGATAAATTAGGATATCCTATGAAGAAAACACCTACTTTTCCAAAATACTCAACTGAAATGAAAGAATGTACGGTGACAACATTTGCAAATGCAATATAAATATCATAGATATACATAATTGATGCTTTATAATATGAAAGCATCAATATAATGAGAATTATAAGAATTAATTCACGCTAAAAAGATATTAACAGGGTTCGTTGCGAAATTATTATGTTGTATTCCAATTTTAGTACATAATAAAATACACTTCTGTATATTTGTATTCATTAAGGATTCTATTTTATCTTGATTATATTGGTTATCAATCAATAATAACGTATAATGAATATTTTCAAGTTGTTGTTGTCCAAGAATAGCATTATATTCTTCAATTTTTGAAACAAAACATAATGGAATTGGGCAATTTAAAAATCGGTGAACATATGATGTATTTGTAGTATTTGATACCATTTTGGTAAAAGCTCGTTTAATAAAAGGAAAAAATCGTTCACATGAGGGTAAAAGAAAATCTTTACATATAATGTATTTTTCAGAATTAGCGTAACGACTTGTATGCGGTTTTGTTATAAATACTTTATTATAGAAGGAAGTTAATATACATAATATATCACTTGTATGTTGCATAAAACAATCAAAAATTTTTAATATAAATGTTCCGCCCTGTTTTTGCATAGTTAATGCAAAACAAGTTTGAGCAAATAAAAGCTTTGCTATAGAAATTTCTTGGTTATTAAAATCAGTAGAAAAATCAAAACCACCATCTGCAGTAATTAAATCTATTGACGAACTATATGATTCTTTACATCCAACCAAGTTAGTTAATGATAAAATATTACCAGTTTTATCATTCCCAGTTTCTATATATACATTTGGGTTTTGTTTTAAGAACGATTCTGCTTTTTTCCAACCGGGTATAGTTGGGTCATGGGTTTCATCCTGTAATGTCATACCAATATAACGGTCCTTTTTATTTTTGCGATTCGTACAAATTGCTTCAATAAATCCACCAGGACCTTCGGCCAAATGAAATGTAGTAATTGGAGTCGTAGACTGAGCTAATTGAAATGTATGAATGAGTTCTATCATTTTAAAATAGGAACGAGATAATGGTTTGTATTTAGCTATGCTTTTTTTCTTATGCGGAACAACAGTATGAATATATTCATATGGATTAGTATATTTCTTATATGAGTCCCATTGTGTATCTCTTTCTTCTATCTTTTTTTTGATTTCATATAAATATTCAGATAATGAATTTGAAACAACTGGTTCTGGACAAGAATCAGTTTCAATAAAATCAATATGTTTATGAATTAAAAAAGAATTCTTGGGTAATACATAAAAAGACATTGTGATAATATAAATAGCATAATAATATTTATATTGTTTTCATTTGATGTAATGCAAATTTATTAATCAACGTTACCGACTATTTTTAACTTAGGTTTGGAACTAATTGCAGTTATTGGTGTTTCCCCGTCAACTTGTTGTTCCACTGAGAATTGTTTTAGTACAATTTTTTTGTTAGTTTTTTTTGCAATAGGTTTTACTTCTACTGGCAGTTTTTCTTGGATATTTTCAATACCCTCTTTATCAACGATATCAGTTTGTTTATTGACAATTTCTCCAAGCTGCTTTGCATCTACACTGCGAACCTTTTTAAATACAAAATACCGGTTCATAAAAGATATTTGTTTTTCTTCAGTAGATATATTTGATGCATATCTATAATTAGACTTTATGTGTGGTCGCATAACAATTTCTTGTTCCATTTGTGTAAACATTTCGTCAAATAATCCAGTATTATTTGGTAAATTCATATGATTTGCTTCATCTGGTGTGATTAATACAAACCCATAATCTTCCATTACCCGTATTAAATAATTAAAATTCACCAAATATTCACGGAATACCTTTTGTGTGTTGATACTTTCCTGGTAAATATCAATTCCATAGCCTAAACTCATATCATCGTCAGGGAATCCAGTTTTATCATATTGTTTTGTAATTTCGTATATTTTTTGTCCACCTTTAAAAATAGTAATACTTTCCTCTTTTTCTTTATTTCTAAGCAAATTAAATACTGTTTCCCCATCATAACAGGTTCCTATATAATATCCATTAACCTTTGTACATTCAGATAAGTTTCGTAAGAAACTATGAACGGTTTTGCTATCTTCAAAGAAATAATGCATCGCAAATTGACATGAACTAACATTAAACCCAGAATCAGCTATACCATAATTTTTATATACACCTTTACCTAATACAGTTGCATCTTTTGGACCCGTACCAAAGACAGCACTTATAATTTGTTTATCTTTTTGACTTGTATTTATATCCTCATGTGATCTTATATTTTTTCCACTGTCGCTTTTTATAAATAAAGCATCAGGATATTGTTTATTTTTCTTCTTTTCTTGTATATATCGTGCGCATATACCATTGTTAGCATTATGAATATTATCGTAAGCATAATCAATACCAAATACAAATTTTAATTTCGCATATTTCCATTTTGCCAAATCACCACCTACACCACATGCATAATCAATTAATGTATCATCGCGGTTAGACACTGATGATATTAATTTGGATTTTATATATCTATTGTGAAAATCCCGCAACGGTTGAGTAGTAGTTTCTTCGCTGGTTTGACTATAATATACATCATCATTATCATCTGCTCTTTCTGGAATATGTTGACCAGTACTAATCATTACTTCTGTAATCGGGTTATGAATAGATTGCCAATTACTATTAGCTACATGATATGGATTTCCGTAATTTTTTGTAACCCCCCCTAATAATTCAGCAGTTTTATCATATCTAACCTTAATTGGCACCCATTTCCATGTAGATTTATTTGATATCACATATTTAAATTCTACTATCATATTCTCTGAAAATATATCACCTTCTTCTGTTTGCATTATATGTTTGCCGTTTTTCTCAACCAACATAATATTTGATAAATGAGCGTATGGGTCACGGGGTTCCGTTGGATGAAATGGAACTGGTTTATATTCATCTTCACTTACTTCACCAACATCCGATATCAAATCATCCAATATACTTTGGTACGGATTCATTATACTATGTTGTTTCTCAGTAAATCCAGTCATTAACACCAGAGTTTTGTATTGAGATACGGTTTGTACACTATCCACTTGTTTACCATCTTGAAATACATGATGTATTTCATCTTTTCCTACTTTATTTTTTTTTACAGTTACCAGAAAGTCAATTGTGTTATGTTCGGCTGGTTTCCATTTAAAGGAAGATTCCCATGTTTTCTTTATTTTAGATTTTTCACCAACTGAATTTGCACCTACTGCCAAGTCTGCGGGTGTAAAAATTAACCCATCTGTATTATATTCAAATATGCCATCATTTTTATTTGTTAATATAGTAGAACATCCATCAAATATAGTATTTTTTGCTGAGTCATAATAAAATGATTTACACTGAATATGAAAACCGCATGGAATTTTTTTGGAATGAACTTCTTTTGTACCTGTTTCTAATATAGAGATTGGATTTAAAACATTCACAAATTTATATAATAATGATAAACGATGGTCTAACTCTACCCCAGATTCTTCGCCTTGGGATAAGAATGGCAAATCCCTTACCGTCTTTTCATGAATATAGTATATATCAAATGCTGCATATAAATTTATTAATTTACCATGTTTATCATATTTGATTAATTCACCATCTAATATACTATTGAATGTAGTCTTCTCTGTTGTTTTTGTTCCAGTAAATGTTATATTCATATTTGTGTCAATTAAATAAATATTACCGTCTTCGTGTATATACAATAAATTTCTATCACCATCCGCTTTATCTGTTACAGTATACCGATTACGAATATTAGGAATTAACTTATTTGTATTTTCTACAGTATCTGTTACATGTTCCATTTGTAATGTTATCGAACCAGGACCAATAAAATTTGATGGTTTTACCCATCGTTTTATTTCCATATTTTTCTTATTTACATCATCTTCTGGTAATAATAAACGCATATATGATTGATAAATATTATCACGGGCTTTATATGATATAGGAAACTTGGTGTTTTGAATGCCACAAAGTACTACACGAATAGATTTTCGTAATGCAGCCATTAATTTTTGCATATTATTATATTCTGTTCCAAGACCAACACGATAATTATCTATTTCCAATTCTACTTCATATTGTTCTACATTATTAAAGAGATTGGAATCTTGGATTGTATATTTGGGTATTAATATTGGATTTTTATCCCTGTCTAATGTAAAATCAGATGTTTTTATAACTGTCAAGTCGGCAAATATTGGTAAATCAGGATGACAAAATCGCACACGGTTCATAGAACGAAAGGTTTTTAATGAATCATTCCATTTATCCAATGTTTTACGACAATATTGAGAATTTACCATAAAATCCTGTTCCGTTTGGTAAGACACCTTAAAATTAAAATCAGGTACACGTACTTTATTAATATATTCACCAGAACTTTTTGTTGCAGTCTGCTTTTGAGTGAACTTCAGCTTTTCAAATGTAGTAGATGGCATATCTATCAACTTCTGGATACTATTTGTACGACAATATTCTTGGATTAAATCCAAACCAGTGATTTCTGCTCTCAAATTAGATGTTTTTTGTAGTCCGTCTTGGTTAATATACTGATTTTGTATACGTAACATATGAATACCATCATCTACCTCTGGAACAAACCCATTTGCATATAATTGTTTTACTACATTATCATAGTCTATTTTTGAAATTGGCTTTGAATGTTTTAGGTCGGTATTAAACCTAATTTCAAGCTCACTTATTTTACCATTTGTACTCATCATAGGATTACTTTCTAAATAGTATTGAACTATTCGCTCAAACTCCTCCTTTTGTTCATGTGATGGTTTATGTAGATATTGTTTGGGGTTCTGATGCGGTGAATCCATTTTTTGCATAGTTTTCCCAGACATTATAATATATTGTATATAAATATAACATATATTATTTCTATTTCAATTTTCTAACAGTATTTATCTTGATATTATATTGTAAATCCTGTAACAAACTCTCTTAGTAAGTTGTACAAATCTGTCTTTTTGTATTTTTCCGTACTTTTATACAATCCAAACTGCTTTACATATTGTTCTAACTTATCTACCTTATATGACCCTATTGATTTTATTGGTTTTTCATTATTTTCTATCAAATAACTTGTATTACGAATATCCGCGAGTTCAAACTCCAAAAGCGGGTCTATTTGCATACTATAATAATTTTTATCATTTTTATTAAATAAATAGGTGTTTGCATCATCAGTCGCATTTGTAATAAATTCAAATCGCAAATTTTTTGCATCATTCATAATTATAATATTTATATTGTAATAGACAGTTATAGCGATAAGACATAAAATATCCGTTTTATATGGATTTGTCATCAAATCTGATAATATTTCTGATACATTAGCCTTTGTTGTTTTATGATTTGAATTTTTTATTTTTGTCGGATTAGATGTGATTTTTTTAGATAATTCTTGTTTCCATTCTATTTCACGAGTATTATGATTATTACGAATTACATTATATTCTTTATATTCGTGAATCGCTATATAAATACACCAAAATAATGAATCTCGTTGAGACGGTGATATAATATCTTTTTTTATTGATTCAACTTCTTGTCTATTTTCATTTGGTGTTGTACTAACATCTGTTAAATCTACAGATGTATTTGCATGGTTTACAGATTCTTTATTATTAATTGTTAACATATATGGTGATAATTCACATAACAATTCATCGTTTGTTTTTTCCATACATACATTATTTATTTGAAACAATTTATTGTATATAGTACTTGTCATTACCGAGTTACTTCGCTATAAGATAATGTAATATTATCTTTATCTTCTTTTTCATTAAATAATGCTGTCTTGAATTCTTCTTTCTGGTATTCAGTTGTTTTTAGAGTTTCTTCTTGCTGTTTTGTATATTCTATGTATTTTTGGAGTTCTTCTATTACTTCATTACTTATATAAGTTAAATTCACATATACTCCACTTTTATTTTCATTTAATTTACATAGTTGCTTGGATAATATACGTAATACTTCTATTTGGTGGTATTTATTCATTTGTTCAATAGATGTTTTTAATTTTTCTAATAATTCGGTATTATCCATCATTTATATAAAATATATATATATTCGTTTTATATAGATTTGATTAATACTTAATCATATGTCATATACGTCTACAAATGGTATGTTCACTTATACAATT